CAATAGACAACAAAGACAACGGAACTGGGTCTGTTTGACGAATAAACACACGACCTCCTTTGGACCATTCGGGCCTAATTGATACTTTTATAGCTTCTGTTTTCAGTTTAGGCGGGCTATCGTAATTTTCATTACTTCTTGGGGCATGTTCAAACATCCCATCAAGCGAGTCATCACTAGCTGGCTCAGAACCCCCCGCCCAAACGCCTCTTGTTGACTCAACCATCATGGTGACAGAATCAACGTTTTTCTTTTTGTTCGCCATCGTCTCAGACTGAAAAACATCGATATCGAGCGTTTCAATGTCGCAAGTTATAGGAAGTCCCACATGGATGACTGAATAACACGTATCAAGCTGTATGGCACCATTCGAGTCAACCTGAACAGCATTGTATGCACTGTTGTTTGGGTTAGCTGCCACAAACCGATCTGCAAACACGCTAACTTTTTCGCCTTGCAAATGGCCAAGACCTGATGCAAAATCAACCGCAAACGCCCAGCTTGAAACAGCCGTATTGCGCATGCTTTCTGGCACTGTTTTATTTGGCCGCACGGTTACAACTGTTGGGCTTGTGTATTCGGTTATAGAAAGTCTGATTAAGTTCTTTTCAGAATCTGTAATATGCACCTCATTGCCAACGTCAGTTGATACGAATTTGCTGGAACTAGATGTAAGCGTTAGCGATTCCTCGTGAGACCAACTGGACCCGCCAGTAACAGCCATTGTGTGGTTGGTGTCACTGTTCCTACCATCATAGGTAAGTGTGCTGTCCATGCCAATAAAATCAATAATATCGTCAACATTGCTGGCCAAACGCCTTTGTGTCATTCGCTCAACATACCGAACGGTTTGCCCGTTAATGGTTCGCCGAATAATCATGTATACAGCATCTTCCAGCCCTTCACGGACCGTGCTGACGCTTTCAACAATACCGCCCTTGAAGTCATGCCTAGCCCAGCCTGCTATTTGCTGATCGCGCACATAGGTTAGAGATAACAAAACGCCGTCATTGCGAACAATCCAAAGAATAGATTGTGGTAGTTTCTGAAACGCCCAGTCGTTTATTTTATAACCATCAACTAGGTGACTGGAATAGATACTCAGCTCTGACGCTGTTAGCCCTTCTACTTGGTAATCAAAAATCAAATCTCGAACAATGCTATCTCCAGACTGCACGTAAAGTACAGTACCGCCCGCAATGATTGGTTGTAGGCTGCTTGAGCCATGGTACGACATTTGATCCAAATTTATTTGCGATGGGGTTAGCATGCCGTTGGCATCTCCCTTAACGATAAACTCCCCACTGTTTGTCAGAATTATAATGCCGCCTAAATTTAAAACGTGTTCAATTTTGTTGGCTCCAGCCATGCCAAATGATACAGAATCGTCATCTTGAACAGGATTAGACCGTGTAAAGTTGGTGTATTTTCCGGTCCGACTCGCCTCTACGGTATCTGGCTTGTTGCTTGTGTTTGCAAACACAAGGCGTTGCTGAATGTAAGATGCGGTCGAGGGGTAATTATTAGCTCCCGAAAATGGATTCCTTGCCTCTGGCGGTGTGTCCGTTGTGTCTGGATCAACGCCAACATCTTTAAAAGATGTAGTCGCCGATATGCCCAAAAAGCCATACACGCCGTTGACTGCTTGGTACACGTTGTACTCAATGGCCCCAGGTACGGCCGTCCATGAAACGGTGTGTGGGCTTGCTGGTGTGCCTAACCCAGCACTTGTTATGCTTGCAGTATCGGACGGTAGCGACTCTTCTCGTAATTCACTCGAAATAGCTGTCACCTTGTACTCATAGGTGGATGAACCGTTGACCCCTTTTGCTACACTCACATTGGTGGGCGATTGTGCAACAGGGGCAAATGTATAGCTTGTAAGCGTCCAGTTAGTTACGCCAAACCGTGACAGTTTTTTTGGTTCATGAGATGGGTGCACAAGTGTTAAAACATCTGCCGATTGCACATACTTTACATCAAACAATTCCGATTCTTGATAGGGTGTTGCGACTTCATAAATGCTTGATCCGTCTAAAACATACCCGCCGTTTTTGATGAACCTCACATACAAGTGGCCGAACTCTATGATACAGGTATCGTCAATGTTGTGCTGAAACGGTATTAAGCGGGTTGTTTTTGAATGATCTTTTACCGATCCCACGTAAGTTGTTCCTGGCCGTGACGCAACGCCCCCGTGCCTCATTACAAAACAATTCCGGCATGTTTTTAATCCCGTTGCATATTTAACCGTGTCTACACGCCCATATAACGCGCTGGATACTTCACCAGATGAGAAACTACGCTGTGTTAATGTTGTCATTGTCGCGATGTCACCATTTCAGAATCAATATTCTTTTTTGCCTTCATTTCATTTTGTGAAAAAGCCTTAGCCTTGGCTATGTACATGGTGTACCTTTGCTCAGCAAGGTCGCCCAATTTGCTGTATAGATCCCCGTCACAAACAGCAACGGCGATTGCACTTGCTAATTTTGCAGAAAATGCAGCCTGAAACAACGCTGGGTATTGACCAGTATCCTCTACCTTTTTTACATACACGATTTTAGCGTCTTCTTCGTTCGTATAGATCAGCCTTCCCTGTTTGCTATAATTCACTGAATAGAGGACAACCTCATCGCTTTTGCTTGCTATTTTGATTAGCCTTGCCGCGTCTACTGGGTAAGCATACGCATATTCCCATTCATCAGTAGGGTTGTCGGAAACTTTCCCCAAAACTGCTTCCGTTGTGGCAAATGGCCACTCGAAGTCTTCAAACAGACTCTGCAACACTTGGTCATAATAAACCTTACATGCCAGTGCTTCGGTTGTCGAATCTTGGTCAATATTGGATATAGCACCACCGCGCAAGGATAGTATCGCCATGTTGCAAAGGTCTGTTTTTGTTGCCACAGTTCTTTATTCTCCTTTTTTTACCTTTTTAGCTGCTCGTTTAGCGGGTGCTTTTTTTTGTTCACCTTCCGCTTCCTCACTCACAACCGCTTCTTCAGCTTCTTCAACCGGCAAGGCCGAAGCCTCGCCGATCTTTTGCATCCAGCGGTCTGAAAAAAGTTGCTCAGAAACTTCAAATTCATAGCCAGGCATAACCGTTCGGTTATATATCCAGCCTTTTTGAGTTGCCTTAACTTTCCAGACTTTCATATTAGATGCTCGTTACTGCTGCTGGGTACCCAGGACCACTGTATTGATCTAGAACCAAGTAAGCTGAAAAGCTACCCGTTGTTAAGTTCCCGTTTGCTACAGTGTATTTAATACGGGCGTACTGCTCGTTGATTGTTCCTGGTGACAACTTTATTTTCAACGATGTTCCAGCCGCTGAGGATGCTGCAAACGTCCCGACTGTTTGTGTCGTAGTTGGTGATGAAAAAGCCTCAACTGAATCTGTTTCTACCGTTACCGTCATAGTTGAGTCATTGCTTGCGTCTGTCATTGCTGTTGTTACGTCAACCACAAGCATAATTGGTTCACCCACGCCTAGATCACGGGCTGCGCCAAGATCAATAACATTTGTACTCGCACCAGTTGTCAAGTGCTGTGCTTTTACATCAAATTCTAATTGTGAATCTATAAATGCCATTTTTTTTACTCCTTATTTACTAAAATTATTTACGAAATAGCGGCTTCTGTTGTGATTAACGCGTCTGTTTGGTGGATAGGAATTCCTCTAAAAACAGGGATTTCTTCACCGCCAAAGTTTTTGTAGGTCAATCCACCGCCCGCTTTAACATTAGAGTACGCTTGGTTTTCAAGGTATCCGATCATTTCTCGGTTCATGTAGAAATAACAATTCCCTTTTGCCTTGTTCTCAATTGCACGAGTCGCTTTACCCATTAATTGGATCAAATCTGCTGCGTTTGAACCTGTTTCTAGGTTTGACACATCTAGGTTGCAGATGCGAGCCGCTTGTCGCCAATCTTCAACAACAAGGCCGTGCTTCCATTTGAACAAGTCAACATAGGCTTCATATTTGTTTCCAGAAGCGTCAGTAACATC